GTAGCCTTCTTACCTAAAAAAGACCCCTGTGAGCGTGATCCTTTCGATGAGTTGCACGAGACACAGCAAGCGACTGCGTTCTCAAATGAGACTACCAAGTCAGGTGCTTTACTAATTGGAATGATGTGATCGACTGTAGCTGCTGGCTGTTGGCAATAGAAGCATGACCATTGATCTCTAGCCAATACCTTTAACCTGAACTTCTTATAGTCTCGGCTTAATCTCGGATCTCCTCGCTTAGCCATTACAGATCACCATAACAGGTATCACATATTAACCAGTCAAGCATACGCACTAACTCATCAAGGATTACTTCCTCACCACATCTGGTGCAGTTACCCATTTCCATTACTGCCATCCTTTAGTCTTTAAGTGATGCAACGCAGCACAGTAGTTAGGCTCTTCATATTCTGTATAACCATATCTAGAAGCTACATAATACCAATACATCCAGAACTGGTAATCGTAAGGCTTGCCTTTAACAGCCTCACTCTTTATCTGGTAATAACCATGAGTCTGCTTAGTGCCGTTCTTATTGCCTACTGCATCTATATTAAATCGAGACTCTCTATAAATGATCTCGTTATGGCATTTGTACTGCTTATCTGTTAATTGCTTATTAGCAAGTACTTTAATGCTTTTAGTGGCATGTATTGAAGCCATTACATCTAAGGGCGTAGCTATAGATAGAAGTATCCCAATAACGGCGGCTACCGAGCGCGCTGCGCCTTTCGGGCGCGCTCTGAAGCCCTTGAAGGCTTCTAGCCGTAAGAGTACCAGAGCGACCAAGCACATCACGATAAGTCCTGCTCAGATGGCGTGTCGGATTTCATAAATAGCACCCAGTGAGTTCCCATGCGCTTTCCTGATGGGTGTCCAAGTACAGGCTTTTGATTTGTTAAGGCTAATATCTCTTTAAGGCTAATAGATACTTCATTCCATTTGAAGATCAAAGTTCCATTTGTTTTAAGCACTCTGAAGCATTCAGCAAAGCCAGCGGTAATATCTTCACGCCATGTCTGGCTGTCCAATACTCCATACTTCTTACGCATCCATGACTTCTCACTTAGTCTTAGCATATGAGGTGGATCAAATACGACACATTGAAATGTCTCATCTGGGTAAGGAATAGACCTGAAGTCCATAACTTGATCTGGTTTGATCTTGATCGTCTGATTATTGGTCAGCAGATGTGTCTCATCCTCTCGGATATCACCAAATACCACTCGTGGATCTGTCTTGTCGAAATAGAATGATCGCATTGAACTTGCTGGGTCTAATATTGGTTTCATCGATTATCCGTACTGTAGAAGCCTGAGCCTTTGAAGGCAATACCGAATGAGCTGTATATCTTCTTCATTGGTTCATGGCAGAACCCACACTCAACATCATGAGGCTCGCTTATAGATAGTTCTTTCTCATAACGCAGGTTAGCCTCACATAGATCATTGGTGCATTCAAACTCGTAGATAGGCATTACTGATCCTCACATGATTTGCAATAGCCAGATACTGTCCATTCACCGCATCCGTTACATCTGATTATGTCTGAGTCTTGGACTACATCTTTACGCTTCTCATAACCTGCATCCAGAAGCAACTGCACCAGATCGCCAAGTCTCAACATAGCCACATATTCTGTTGGCTTTGTATCACCTTGCCCATTAAGCCTAAAGCAAGCGAACCCCAATAAGCCGCTCTTGGCTGTCCTAGTTTCGATCTGGCGCAGCGTGCCTGGTAAATCGAGTTTGGTGCGACTCTTTACCTCGCAGTCGAACGGAACATTGAGAATGTCGCGCCCATTACCTCGACCTACTGAAGCACCTTCCCACCAGTGCCTCAGATACTCTGCTACTACACGCTCGGTTTTATAACCTCGGTGTTTTCTACTTTGAGACATTAACCGCGTGGCATTTCTTGCATGACCAGGTAAGGATAGTTCCCTGAACCCAAAACGCTAACTCTTCACGAGGAACAGGCTCATTACATAGATGGCAGATAATCCTAACCTGCAAGCTATTAAGCAGCTCTTGATGTTTAGCCTTTTCTGCTAATTCATCATCGGTTGGAAAGTTTTCCCATTCGCCATCCTGGTTCATAAACTGTAAGCCACTCATTACTGACCCTCTCTAACTTTCCATGTGCCATCTGGCGAAAGGTTGTACCAAAGTACATCTTTACACGCGAAGCAACTGAAGTTAGCCCAGGGTTTATTCGTCTTAGCACTTACGCCTGTTTTCCAACTCATCGGCTTATGGTCATGGCAGTTACGACATAGGGGAATGTCTTTGTCGATCTTAACTCCGCCTAAAACTTCTTTAACTAATGCGACAGCTTCTTCAGATGTTCCTGCTGGTTCTACTGATTTGATAGCCCAGGGATCATCTTCTACTGGCATAGTTATTTTGTCTGCGAGCTTCTCTGCGAAAGGTTTTGGTTCAGCTGCTTTGACTTTAGACATCTCTTCGCGGCTAGGGCGTTTGCCTTTCGTAACATAGCCTGCGTTAGCGAGTGCACGACCGATCGCACTCGTTTCGCAGTTTTCAAGCGCCGATGTAGAATTAACTCCTCGCGTGGAGACAGTCTCTTCTGCAAAGCCAGTTGTCCAAGCCTGTGCATCCACTTCAGTTCTAAAGATAGAAGCTTGAACAATAAATCGCTGAAGCGTGTGCTCAACCAGAGTAGTGCTAATTCTGCCATCGGGATGATCCTTCCAGAACTTAACTAGGCGTTCTTCTACTGTCTCGTAATCTTCAAGATTAAACATAGAGATCATTCTCCTCTGTATGTAATTGACCTGCTATAGCCATGTAAGCAACAGCATCTACATAGGTATCAGTCTTTGCGCCTTGCATGCTTCGAGCTACTTTAACGAGTGCCATGCACATCGCGACCTGATAATCAGTAACTGGCATTTCCAAATAACACGACCAGAGGGCAGCTGTTCGCGCCATATTGTCTGTCGGGTGACCGTAATCCATTCCTCGGTCTTGGATAGTTGCTCTTGCTTCGTTGAGATAGTCTCTAGCATTCATCGACCCACCTGCTCTAACTGACGAGCGATCTTACGAGCTGCGATGCGACCCTTAATCTTGCCATGTTCAAAGCCTTTGCCATAACCGAAGCCAAAGCCGATCAACATTCCTACCGCTATGGATAAAGTAATTGCTATGTCTGCGTTCATTTACTGCCCTTCTACTGCGCCCTTCGCAGCTTCTTGGGTTAAGTGTTGCATAAATATCTGACTATTTGGCGGTGTGTTGATAACGATTTGGTAACAATTCTCCTTCATCCATCGCATCATCTATCGTGCGGCGAATGTCTGGGAAGTCATCTAGCCCTGCCATAGCGCCTTCCATGCACCACGAAAGTGCCATCCTTTTCCAGGTTGATTATGCTCACCTGGCTGCCTTTAGCATCCTCTTCTACGATTATGAAGGCTTGCTGCCAGTTCATTTGCCCTTTGGTATAAGTCGCCAAGCGCGTTTCCATGAGGTGTCCGCCTTCATACCCTCTAATGATGCGGCTTATCTTGCCCCCAGATGACTCTGAGAACTGAGAAAACCCTGCTCTGTGCGTGTGACCACAGATGGTCGAAATACCTGCTCTACGGGCGCTCTCAAGGGCTGTAAGCCCTGGTGTGGGCTTCACACTACCCTCATCCCCATGTACCGCTATAAGCCGTTTAGCGACCTCGTAGGGCTTCTTATGATAAGTAATGCCTAATTCGTCTAACTTCATGAACTTCTCGAACTTTAACTCAGGTAAAGACATGAACGCAGGGATCTTATTCATAATCACATTAAACAGGCGATCGGTATGGTTAGACCTAATCATGTGCTGCTCTTTAGCATATTCGCCTAAGCGCCAGAGAATGTCCACCGTCATGTCTCGGTTCTCAGCTAGGGTTTGTTCGTACCAGCCTGGCTTCCCTTCGCTCCAACGCCCGATCTCTGTGAAGTCTGCTTCATCTCCCAGAGTAAGTACGCTATCTGGGCGGTATGCTTTAATAAAACGGATAACATTATCAACTGCTACCTGGTCATGCAGTGGAACTTGAAGGTCTGGCACTACTACGGTGCGTTTCAATTTTAATCCTCATCATCATCGTCATAAGGGATCTCGCCTGGCAAGTTAGGCAGCCAATTAGGTGTAGGCAGGATCGTGGCAGGATAAGTCAAAGGCTCAAGCAGAATAGCCAGAGCCATTTCAGTAGAAAACCCTGCTCGCCTGAGCGATTTGTAATACTCGTTTAGCCCGATGCAGTACTGATCGAGCATAGAGTAAGCCTCTAGGTCGATAGCCTTCTTGCGTGCCATGTGATTAGTGTCTCTTACCCAATAGTTCTAGAATGGTATCGACACGCGCTTCTAATCTATTAACTTGATCTTTAATAGACGAACCGCTATTGGGCTTCAGCTCCGCTAAATAGTGTTTCA